CATCATTGTCTTCGCATCGTTGTCGACAGGCATGCGGACAAGTGTCTCGTCATATTTGAATGTGGATAGCGCCCCCGCAAAGTGCAGCAGCTCACGCGGTATTAGCTTGTCCATTGTTGCGATAAGTTCGGGATGTGCCTCAATTAGCTTCTTCTCTTGACGTGGTGCAATGTTGTAGCGCCTGTCTCCTGGCTCAATACGTATTGCATCGACGTGGTTTGTTAAGAAGATAAAGCTGGTGTAGTTAGGCACTTCAACTTGATTGCTTCGCATTTTACGGATTGTGACGCTAGGTTCAGTGATTTGGTTCTTGAGTTTGTTTGCAACTTTCTGCATCGCAGCGCTGCTTGCCATATGAAACTCGTCAACCACACACAACAATGCTGTTTGTAGATATGAGTTGAATTGCTCTTCGAGGTTCTCAAGCGTTTTGACAGGCGCTTGGTCTTCGCTAAAAAGCGGGCGTAATACAGAGTATGCAAAGACACCTTTACCTGTGCCCGGTACGCCACTAAGTACCCATGCTGTTTTAGCTTTCTTTTTGGTTTGATAAATATAAGCGAGCCAGTTTACAAAGCGCTCTAGCTCTTGGTCGCCATCCCCCAGTATGTGTTTGAGCAGCGTATAGATAGTCGGACACCGCTCTTGTATTTTGCATGCGTAACCTATGCTCAGTGGCTCTTCTGGCGGAACAGCGTTGAGCATGTACATAGTCCGTCGAAACGTATTGATGCGGTAAGGTAGTGACGTTAGATCGACGCTTGGACCGTCGTGCGTTGGATCAAAAGCCATGTTTGCATCAGGCACAAAGTCTGGAGTAGGGCGTCCATGCGTTCGCATAAAACCTTCGATAGAACCTATTGATGTAGGTTTGAGCTCTGTAAATTCGTTAAGGTTTGGATCAAAAATACCGTTCCAATATACGTCAGTGTTAAAGTCGCGAAAGACTATCGGGTACTCGGGGCGTCCTTCTTTCTTCATTTCTTCTTCAAACACGTCAAAGATTGACTGATAGAAATCAGCGTCAGCTTTTTCAATTAAAAATATTGGCTCTCCCTTAAAGTTGTACATGTAGACAGGGTTGTTCAGGTTGAACCAGTAAGCGTTGCTATCACCGCCATTAATATTGCAGCGGATATATGGAGCAGTAGAAATGTCTGCAATGCTAATAGACATCTTGTCTGGATTTAGCAGCACTTCTTCTGATCGGTCATCTACCTGCATGACCTTTATTTTTTCTTCTTTCTTTGACAGCCCAGCTTTTTGCCGAAGTTCGTTTTTAAACTTTTGCGATCTGTCATACATGGCTTGTGCGCTTAAATGCGCCATTTTGCCAAGATCAAAAGAATCATAGGTTTTTTTGACTAAAACGATACGGTTGTCAGGTGACGTAAACGGGTCTAGCTCTGGCTCGTCGAACGTGGGTGGCGCTATGAACAGAATTTTGCTGTTGTCAGCGACTGATGTATCCAGACCGTATTTTAGAGACTGCCCGTTTGCCGATAATTCAATTTGGTCTGCAAAAACTTGCTGTGTGTAATTGATTTGTTGCAACCATAATTTCAGCGTCTTTGGCGGCATAGGCACAGTAAGCACCATAAATATGTGCATACTGACAGTGTTGTTTTTCAAACCAATACTAGATGACGCTTGCGCTATGTAACTGATGTGTTGGAGTTCGGTAGGTAACAAAGAAATTAGCTGCTCTGCCATAGCTTCTAGTTTGGTGGCATCAATGTCTCGAAACGACAACGCATCAAGCGATGATAAAGCAATGCCATCAAAGTCGAGTGCTAAAAACTGAGTTAGACCAGCGCGATCTGTTGCGCCTGCTCGACTTTCGTCTTGCAACTGTTTTCGCAGGTTGCCTTTAAGAAGACAGTTGCCTTGTGCTGCATGATGCACAATCGCCTGATGCATGTCCCCGATACATGTTGCAGTAACTTCGTAGCTATTGAAGTTTTTTACATGCGGATATGGCCTAAATTTTTTTTCTGAAGTGAAGTGTTTACTCAACCGGAGGCCGTTCGACGCCTCCAAGAATGTTAACTTCATATTTTAAAGCCCCTTCAGCTTATTACCTGGACTAATACCATTAGGCACTTTTTTTAGTTCTTTGCTGACGAATTATTCTTACCGCTGGATCAGCTTCGAAAGTAAGTCGTACTTGGTTGCGATCAATCTTGCCGACTGTAATAACAGCTAGCTCTTCATCATTTTTTTGAAGAGTGATCTTGTCAGCTGCTTTCTGTGTTAACACTAGTCGCGACATATACTACTTGCTGTAGTTTTGGGCGTAACCGCCTTCGGCATCCAAGGGCAAGTCTGGTGCCCATAATGGGGGAGTGCAAAGAGCGTCGATGATCTCTGACATTGTACCATCAGGGGTATTGTCTGAGGCAACTAAAACCACTTCATCGTGTACGGTTAATGCTACAGCAGCGTCAGGTAGCAATTTTTCTAAGCGTAACATCGCGTCAGTAATCACAATTCTCGACAGTGCCTGCACGACATTTTCTGCCAGTCGCCCACCGTATGTTTTTTCTTTGCCGTTCCGTCCCGTGTAAACCAACTGGCCGTCTTGCAGTGTCAAGTCTTTGTACTTTAACCACATTGCATTAGGCAGCTGGATATTGCCATTTTCAAAGAGCAACACGCGAAACGGCAGCGCTGGCTGGTTGTGTTGCAGTGACATCATCAAGAAGTTTTCTAGTCGCCGCCACAACAGCGGAATCTTGGGGTATGACTGTCGGTATTTTGTGACAACAGATGCAGACTCAGCGTCTGTAAACTCTAGTGATGGACCTGCCGCTCCCGACGCAAGAGTGCCTTGAAACTTTTTAGCGCCCATGCCGTAACCCAAACCTAGAATCGCGGTTTTGCCAACAAATCTTTCAGTTGGGTGGTCTGTTTTGTTGATTGGTCTGTTGTAAACGGTCGACGCAAAGTTCGAGTAGATGTCGTCCCCGTGTGCAAACTGCGTTAGTAGGTCATCTTGGCCTGCAAGCCATGCAAGCATACGTGCTTCGATGTTGCTAAGGTCTGCAACATATACCAGCTGCCCCGGCGGAGCGACGAGACACTTCCGCAGCTCACTGCCGCGCGGCAGGTTTTGCAGGTTAAGTTTTTCTGTGCCGCCAAAGCGGCCCGTGTGCGCTGCGTAATAACGGAGCGGCGCAGGTAATGTGTGGTCGACTGGGTCAGCTGCTGCAAGAAAGCGTGACGCGCGCGTCTCATTGATCCGTGATTTTACAGCGGTGCGTCCATCCCAAATGTGTTGTAAATCAGGGTACATGTCGCACATCTGTTTCCAGCCCGCGTCGTTTTTACCAAGAGCTGGTATTGATTTACCTGTAGTTGGGCTGATTTTTGTTGGCACGCTGATGTCGTGGTCGGCTAGCAATGCGGCAGTAAACTTTTGGTTAGAAGCCAATACATCGCGCGTGTAACCTGATGCATGGATTGCTGCTTCACTCGCCATGACTTCTGCTTCATGGTACGCAGTTAGCCGCTCCCTATCGATACGCAGCGTTGGTTCGCAGAACATGCGGGTAGTAAGGTCAATCAGATTCAGCTCGGACTGCGGAAACGCTTCGTGTAGCTGCTTATATATAGCATGCGTTAACGCCACATCTTGGATGCAGTATCCGGCGATTTGTTCTTCGATGTCAGGAGGAAGGTCAACAATGCCTTTTGCGTTGATGAGCTCGTCACCTTTACGCATTGTTTCATCGTTGGGAAAACAGCGTTCAGCGGTTGCGCGCAGTGATGCAGACATGCCGGGCCAGTAGCCGCGCGACATAGCCGCAGTATCTAGGTAGTACGCGGGGCGATAGCCGTAATAGTGTGTTAGAACAAAACCGTCAAAAGGTGTGTTATGACACACTAAGTGTATGTTATCCCAATCAAACTCGGCGAGCGCGTCTGCGACTTCATCTTCGCCAACCCAATACGGCTTGTCGTCGTTTACTTGGAGGCCGACACCCCACACTTTGAACTCTGGAGCACGCACGTACTCCATTGTTGTGATCTTTGTTAAAGAAAGTTTGGTGTCGTAATAAGTTTCAAAATCAAGAGTCAGGAGCGTCTTGCTCACCTTTATTACCTCGCATCTTGTTAGGCATAAACACGACTGCTTCTTCATCCCATGCACTATCAGCCGTGGAAAGTTGGGTGATAGTGCCGCCGCGTTCTAGGAACTTTTTTGTGTCTTCTTCAATTTTTTTACTTGCTGCCTGTTTCTCCGGTGTCGGAGAAAGGGTTGGGCTTGCTCCAGGCATCGTTGTATACAGCAAGCCCTCTAATGAATGGGTGCTCATCGGAAAAATGTATCCATGCAATTTTGTTGCGCGCACAACTTTGTAAAATTGAGGCGTAAGCAAAAGAGCAGCCATCTCTGACGAGCTGCTCTAAGTATTCGATGTCTTCGTCTGGCACTCGCTTCCAAGCTGATGCCCCCCGGTATTGGCTGTCGATTCCCGAACAGATCCAATGCCAATCAGTTGGTGTTATGTGGCGACGATTTATTTCTATCGTCGTTAATAAAGACTCTGTGAAATCTCGTGGCGGCGTCGTGCTCATGTACCAATCTCCTATTGAGATTGATATTAGCCCGACTAATTAGTCAGTGCAACAGATAAGTTGTAATACCCCATGGAGCTTCTTCGCTTGCGTCAGTGGAAACCCAAATAACAGGGTAGGGGGGCTCATCGGGGAACTCATCACAGGGACACAAGTCAGTAAAGAACACCATGCCTTCTGGCTCAATGTAGTTGTCAGTAACCCAGTCGAATACAGGTTGGAACAATGTGCCGCCTCCACCTGCTACGTTGAGAATGTCCTCGGTAAGTTCTTCGTCTGCTGTGACATCAACGATGCGTGCTTCGTCTACTTGAGTGTCACACTGAATGAACACCATACGCTCGGGGCGCATGTCGTTGTGAATAGCAACGATCTCTGACAAGAACTTGTGGATCTGATTGTGAGTAGAGCCAGATGTGTCCATAGCAACAACGTATGTGCCCGGTCCCTCGTCGTGCATCGAAGGAAAGTATTCGTCTTCGCTGATGTAGGCTCGGTGAGGGCGTCGCCATGTAAAGTCGTTTTTGGTTGTTGCTGCAAAGAAAGGCCAGAGATGATCGCGGAAGTCGATGGTGGCTTTGCCTAGTTTGTCGACAAGACGTTCTATTGAACCCGGTAACTTACCGGCTTGTCGTGCAATCTCAGCTGCTTGTTGAACTGCAAGGTTCCAGTCAACTTCGAGTTGGCCTGCATCAACGTCAATAGCACTGTTATCTGCATCTGTTACATGGCCCCATTTGCATGGATCACCTGCGTCCTCGGGGAGCAACTCGTAGATTGCTTCGGCAGACATGTCACGGTATTGCGGGTCATGTAACCCACCGTCAGGTAATACAAAGCCACAGTCAAGCAGAATATGGTTGATCGCATGGTCGCACGCAATGTTCCAACGGTCTGGATCACGTCCGTTGCGGCGAGTCATGTGGTTGTTAGCACAATGCAGTACTTCGTGTGCAATAAGCCCCAGTAACTGCGATGCGTCTTGCTTCTCCACAAATTTAGCGTTGAAGTCTAAATGTGTGCCATCAGTAGACGCAGTCTTGCAGTCGTCGCGTTCGCGAACTTTTAGTTTGAGACTCAGCACGCCGAAGAACGGCTCGTTGAGAATAAGCTGCGACCGTGAGCTGGTCACAGCTTTGTAGGTTGGTGAATGTTCCATGTTATGCCACCAGTTTGGAGGTAAGTACTACTTGGTTTAAGGAGTCAATGTCGACGCCGGATGTGTCAATACGTCGTCTAGCTGCTTGCTTGCGAGTAATTTTTTCGTGCATCTGACGAATGTCGAGAGGGTCAACAAACTCTTTAGCAGCAGGCCATGATTCCAGCAGCTGCTTGAGTGTGTTGCATTCCGATAGAAGCTTTTTGGTTTGATTGTAAAACTCGTTGTAACGGTCTGTTAGCTGATCACGCTGCGTTGCGTTGTCTCTAACTGCTTCTTCGATTTTGGCGTTGTCTTCATCTGAGTTACCGCCAAGTTTGCCCTTGTGCAGATTGTGTAGATAAGGTTTCCCGCCAAATAACGTTCTTTCTGTAGGCCAACGAAACTCTACTCCACGTTCTTTGTTGTCAAGTTTAAATTTGTAATTGACGCTGTCAGTTTGAAATTGAGTAATATTGATCTGACGATCTTTCAATGCAGAACGGTTGTCTTCGACAAACTGACGGCAGGCAACTTGAATTGGATCTCCGTATGCACCTTGCCAGATTAGACTTTTAATCTCTGCTGACAGCGTTGGCTCCGGATTAGCTAGTTTAAATGCTCGAATAGCATTGTGATGAATACGGTTTTTACGATCTTTGGTAAGTCTTACTGAACCCATAGTGGTCTCCTTAGAATACGATGGATGCGTTGTCGGTAGTCCAGCTTTGAACAGCTGGTTCGGTAATGAGTGAGCGGTCTTTGCCGATGATGTCTTTGACTGCAACAACCTGATACTCAGGCGGCAAACGACGCAGATACGTAACAATTGGCTTGATGTCCTGCTGGTTTGCACGAGCAGACAGCGCGCCAGCTACGGCGTACAAGGTAGATGCTGACGTTGGAACACGCACACTGCCGGGGCTGCGGATGATCTGATCGATGTCAGGTAGCTCGTGGAAGATCTTGCGATGTGCAATGAACTCACCAGCTGCGCCGTCGCCGATGCTAGCTGCGATACCGTGAAACTCGTCAGCAAGATGTGGCAGCTTACGGTTGAGTCGCATCCAACTACGTGGCGTTGGAAACGCTTTTTCCTGCGTATCTGCGTCGTGTAGCAGGTTAGGTCGGTAACGCAAAAACGAAGGAATCGATGGATCACAACCGCTCTGGTACGCATACGCGCAGAAGTCGTCAACGTTTGGCTCGACGGTGTAGTGCTCGAAACGATCTGCAACCGCTTGACCCATGTCGTTAGCACCAGCGCGGTCGTATGTGCGGTTACCAGCAGCAATGATGATAGTGTTAGTCGGTAGCTCGTATGTACCGATGCGCTTCATCAACAACAGCTGAAGCAGTGCGTTTTGCGTTGCTTTGGGTGCGTGTGTTAGGTCATCGATGAAGAGAACAACAGTACCTGGGTAGTTAGTGTCGGGGTAATCTTCAGGCACGCCGTATCGGGTGCGGTACGAACCATCTACCTGTTCGACAACTTTGAGACCGCCGCGCACATCGACCGGGTCAAACAAGTTGGCGCGGATCTCGTACAGTTTGGCGTTCTGTGACTTGGCGTACTGATACACCATCTCGGATTTGCCGATGCCCGGCGCACCCCAGATCATCATGGAAAGATCAGCCGTGGCACATGCTGCAATTTCTGCAGGCAGTTGGCTGGGTTTAATTGTCATGCTCATGTAAGTCTCCTCTTGAGAATTGCTCGGTGGATAAAACTGATAGCACCTGCGTGAGCTCGGCAGGGTCTACTTGGATTGTGGTTGGGGGCTTGAAGTCCGTAGCAGCGTGCTGCAGGTGGTGATGAAGGTGCGTAAGGCACCATTGAATTGCTTCTTGGCGGGTTTTGATCATGTCTCCTATCCCATGTTGTCTGGTGCATGTTTCATGAATTGTTCTTGTTGCCACTCATGGACCATGTCGTAGTGGCAGTCTTGGTGATAAATATCCCCGTGTTCACAACGCTGGGTTTCTTCGTGGGGTTCAATGGGGTCTTCACACCATTTGCAGCGGTTGCTCATACAGTTCGCCCCTCCAGCGTCTTGATCTCCTGCTCGACGCGTTCCTTCCATTCTTTTTCGGTACGCTTACCTTTCCCGGTAAAGCTTGCGTTACGCAGCCGTTCGAGTGCTGCACGTCGGCGGTTTGCTTGGTTCTTTTTCATATAACTCCTCGCTCCCACAGTTGAATAACGAAAGAAAATAGCCCGACTAATATTAAGGCCCACGCGTGTTCTGGTATATCAATACCCATGGGATTTGCTTTCGTAGTCGTTGGGTTCATTGGGGTCAGGTTCGGGTGGTCCGGCACGATCACGTTGCTCGCGGTAAGCGTCGAAGCAGTCTTCTTCTTCATGCTCCGCATACGGCCCCGTCCTGTCGTGCCAGTGTGAGTAGTCATTACTTGGGTCGTCCGTGATTGAGCACGGCATGCGACCCTCGGCAGTATCAAGCAGCATGGCATATGCCTCCGTGTGGTCTTTGATTTGTTGGAGTAGGAGTTTGGTGATGTCAGTTGTCATCGTCTTCATCCTCTTTGCACAAGAACTGCACGCGTATTTCGCCTTCTTCGTTGTTGCACCAGTAGGCTTCGAGTTCATGTACTCTGACGAATGCTTCGATGAGTGACTCAAGTTTTGAGCGATTCATGGGTTTTGTGTAGTTGCTCATGACGCCACTCCAAAAAGTAATTTGATGTGGTAACGCATTACGTCTATGGAGTCGGACATAAGAAACAAAGCGCTGCCTTGCTCGGGGTAGTCGGCGGCTAGCTCATCTAGCTTTTCGTAGGCTTCATCGAGGTGATTTAAGATGGCCTGCGCTTCACTGCTCATGACGCAACTCCTTTTGGATCGTGAGTGCGCCAGCCGAACTTGCGGTAGGGAAACTTGTCCGTCTTGATCATGCCGTATGATTCATGTCGCATGGTTCGCTTCATGAAGAACAACAGCACGCTGACAATGGTGCCCGCAGTGAGTGCCGCCATCATGCCGCTGAACGTGCCAGCGAGCAGGAACATAAGCAGCACGGTGACGAACAGATCGACATAGATGTCGTAGTTAATGACCCTGCGGACACCGAACTTGAACAACAGAAACAACATGCCCGCAGCGGCTATGAGTCCCGCTAATAACATAAGTCACTCCTTCATCTGTATTGGTGGGGTGCATAGAAAGTTAGTAAGAATGTCGCGCTTGTTAGCCGTGCTGGTGCAGAGCTCCATGATGAGCATCTGTACAGCTGGTCGGTTCTCTGCACGGACGCACGATTCAACGTGAGCTGCTGCCATATCAGTCAGCTTGGTCCATGGGTCATGGTTCATGTCGTTCATCTGTTTCCTCCGTCTTTGGCACGATTGACAACACGCGGTTAGCAGCTTCTTGCAGCTCGACGCCTGCTTCTTTGGTTTCGTTAAGTGCATCAAGTGCCAGTTGTAGGTCGTCTCGCACTGCTATTAATCCCGCTTGAGTCTCTTTCATGAGGTTTACAAATTCTTCATCGGGAGTGAATTCGATCACGAATCCTTCGTCTTCTTCTTTAGGCATAACCATGCTCCTGTAATAAAGGTGTGAATTCTGCGTAGTTGGTGCAGTTGATAACCAGCACGATGTCGCCGGTCTGGGTTACGCGGTACGTGATGGCGACCGTGTCACCCACATCAGCAACCGCTTTGATACCGCTGATGCTGAAACGTTTGTCGCCACGGTTACGCGTGCGATAGAACATAAGCTGTGTTGCGTCACCTTCGACAAACTCAGCGTCTACCGCACGTTTCTCCCCCGGCTTCATGGTGTCGTAGTCGATACCAAGCAGCTTGGCGAAGGCACGTACTGATGCGTTGGCATCGATGATGTGCTTTTCAAGCATGGTGCGGGTTAGTTTGAGTACGGCAGGTGGGTTGCTGCCGAGTGTGACGACGTTGCCGTCGTTGGTTTTGATGTTCATGTTTGTTCCTCCACTTCGATTACTTCGGACTCGTCGCAGTTGAGATACTTGTAGCTGAAGTCGTCCCAGTAAATTTCTTCGGCTTCTTCAGGGCTATCAGCATCCACGTAGTAAACGACTAAGTTGGTTTCTTTCACGTAGACTCTGTAATGAGTCATTAATTAATGCCCTCCGTTTCCCGAATGAAAAACTTGACGTGGATGAAGCCGCCCTGCATCGATGAGATGGCGTAATCAAATGGGCAGTTCTCTACCCAGTTAAGAAAGCTTTGAATGTTCTTTGCTTGCAGTGTCAGTGCCATGGTTCATGCCTCGTGGTTGGTTGGGTGCTTGCTTCTGTTCTTTGCCTGTAATTGCTGTCGTACAGCAAGGAACTGACTGAGACAGGCAGCGATACGACCAGAACAGATAAGCCGTGCCAGCAAGCGGTGACACGTTGAAGCGGCCCAGTCAGTTGTTCTTTTATGTTTCATGCCTCATAAAAAGCTGTGGACTCTTTGAAATGGCTGGCCGCACAAAATTTTGTGGGATGCTGTGTCGGCAGGTTTGTTGTCTAATGAGTGACGATGTTTGTATTTACCAAGTTCAGTCCAGCATTCGAAATAAAGCGGGCAAAGATCAATGCCTCTTGTTTGATGGTTATTGTCTTGAAACATGTAGTAGCCCCATGAGCACGATGAATTAACAAGCTCTGTGTGATTTTTTTCTTTGCATTCGTATAAAGACCAGTTGTCTTCTAGGTCTTGCCAAGAAGAAAAGTGTTCTTCCACGATGTCTTGAACAGTTTTGAGATGAAGTTGGTGAATTTTGTCTTCAGTAAAGTTTGTGTCTAAGTCGATATAGTCACTAACAAAATAAGGTCTCATATCAAAAGCTGTGGAATCGATGCGAGCTTGATCCGGGTCTGTATCGTGTGCTCCCCAATTAATAATGAGCGTTACTAATGTGGTCATGCTTCATGCCTCATGTTTGGTGTGGGAGGTAGGAATCGAACCTACTCACCTTTCGGGTCAGATTTACAGTCTGATGCGACTCTCCTACTTCGCCGCTCCCACTTGTTTGGTGCCCAGCACGCTATGGCCCCAGGCTACCCCGGCCCCCGGTCGTTGCCGGGTTCTCGGGTGTGAAATAAAAAAACCCCGATGCCAACTAGTGGCACCGGGGTGGAGTGAACCTATGCGGCCAGTCGCGCGTCGAGCATCTTGGCGCGGTTAGCCATGAAGCCAGCGAGCTTGGTGGCGTTGTCCTTGGCTTTGAGCTCGTCGACTGTTTCCTGCATGACCTGCATGGCTTCGTCGTATGTAGACGCTGGCGTAGGCTTGAGCCACTCACCAGTTGTCTTGTCTTTCACAGACGGGTTGAAGAACAGCAGGTCAATGTCGAACGCCTCGCCGTCGATGCCCAGCTCAGCCATGATCAGAGTCTGCGTCTGGAACAACAGCTCGTAGTCAGACTGGACAGCGTCTTTGATGCGCTCGGCAGGTACGTCGTGTACACCGACCTCGTCCATAGCGGCCTGAGCAAGGTCAACGCCGTAGATGCCACCGGACTCTTCTTCCTGTTGCTCAGCGCGCTGGAAAGCAACATCCAGCTTGCGGGCATTCCACATGATGCGATCCATGATGTTCTGGAAGAAACCAAGGACAGCGAAGGTGTGGAACGGAGCCTCGTCCTGTGCGGCAGAACACGCAAACGACGCTTTGGCTAGCGCAACGTCGATGGGTGTCTCGGCGTCAGTGAAGCCAGCAACGTAGTTGGCAAGGTTGGTGAAGTGGGTGTTGCTCTTGCCTTGGCAAAGACGGGTCAGAGCACCGGGGATGAATGATTCTTTCATGTTCATAAGAACTCCTTTCTGGTTTGAGATTAGTACTGCTAATAACGCAATGCAAGAAACTATGTCCTAGTAAAGTCTCCTGCATGCTCACTGATAACGACCGGCTGCGAGGAACGAGCAGTCGTTGTGTCTTCGAAGACAATGTCGCCGTCGTGTTCTGTGTGGTACACGAACGGTTGATCGTCGTCTGGTTTAGGGATAGATAAACCTAAGAAGGTTCGTCTGGTGAGAACTGGTTCATGTTTCATGGGTCATGCTCCTTTAATTGCGAGGGCGATGATGGCTAACCACAACAAAGTGATCTCGTTGCGGTCGAACCAGTGTTTGATCGGCCACCAAATGGGTTGGATGACATGGTTGAATAGCCAGACATGTCTAAACTTCCAGAGGCTGTGTTTGATGTTCATGCTTAGTCCCTCCATTCGGTGTAGGTGTATGTTTCTGGAACAGCCTGCTCGTTGAGTTTCTTGGCGAAAGCTTCAGCTTCTTCTCGGTTGTAGAATGGTTTGACGACATGGACATCGTCTCCGTAGAAGGTGGCGTCTTCGCCGATGAAGTGGCCGATGATGTAGCAGGGGTTCAGGTCAAGGTCACAATCGCCGTCGACGAACCAGTTACGAAGCTCAACAGTGCGTGATTGATGTTTCATGGTTTATGTCTCCTGATTCATGGATCGATATACAGTGGTGTACATCGATACAGGTAAAAAATGGGTAAAAAAGGCGAAAATGGCTATGGAGATCGCCGAAGATCGCTACAAATAGCTACATGTGCCAGCATGTGCCAGCATGTGCCAGCAATGTGCCAGCAAAAAAAGGAAAAAAGTCAATAAAAACAACGATGTGCCACTTGTGCCAGCAAAAGTGAGTTTTACTCGTATATAAAACAGTTTTTTGGAAATCGGGTTATGTGTGAACCCGAAAAAGGTGGCACAGGTGGCACAGGTGGCACAGATGTGTGAAAGGTCAATGAAAACAAGAGGTTACAGCTGTGCCAGAAGTGGCACAAAGGTGGCACAGCTCTGGCACAAGTGGCACAGCCGTGTGAGCCTGTTACACGCACCGTGCGCCACGAAACATGCACCATTTTCCATGCACCATGTCCCAAGCATCATGAATCATGAGTCAAAAAATTTGACGGGCACGCATACGTCCCCGCTTGGGTGGGAAAAAAGGGGAGCTTACGCCCCCCGGTCCTGATCGATGAACAGGTAGCCATCCATTTCTTCGATGCCGTCGAGTGAGTCAGCGATGTCGAGGGCTGAGAAGGTGAGTAGGCCGAGCAATACGTCGCCTGGGTTTTCCTTGGCGTAGTTCCATGCCTTGGATGCGTAGGGCTTGGCTTTGTCGATGGCTGATGTGGCAGTGGGTTTGGTCTGAGCCATGAGACGGTCGAGTGCTGTGAATTTCATGATGCATGCTCCTTGAGCCATTGGTTGTTGAGTTGTTCTTGGCGGAATAGTTCGTTGTACTCCGTCAGGTGTTCGATGAACTTTTTGAGGTTCCACCCTGCGATGACAGTGAGAGCGAGGTGGGTGAAGATGCCTCCGATGATTGAAAGAAAAGATGTGCTACCAACAAGGGCGCAGAAGCCAGCAGTGGTGATTGTTATGGTCAACAGGCCTAGAAGGACGCTGAAGGTGGCTAATACGTAGGTTTTGAAGCGCTGTTCGGATTCAAGTTTCATGGCTAGATCTCCTTAGAACGGGATGTCGGTTAAGTAGTAAGGGCTGTCGTCCATTGGGTGCGGGTCGTAGTTGCCTGATTCAATCTCGATTTCGCGGCGGATGAAGGACTGAAGCGGGTCGTCGGTGTGCTGGTAACAGGCGACAAAGAAGGCGATGTCGTCGTTGTACTCAGATGCGTAACCGTCGATAGGAAGTGCGTATTGCATGTCGGATCTCCAAAGTAAGCGAGCGTCAGTGCTCACAAACTCGCATGCGCGGTTGCGAGGAACGAGTAGCCGTGGGGGGTTACTGGAAGACAAGGTTCAATGCATGAATCACGAGACAAGGTTCATAGAACGCAATTCGGGGTTTGGGGTGCGTGATGCAGGGAGGGGGGAGACAATGAGTGAGCGATATGGATAAATTTTTTCAAATTTTTTTCTAGCAAAAATTTTTCGCAGCCCTATCTTGTTGTGCGACGGCTGGGGGGCTGTGTGTGAAGAAGCAGGTGTGTACGCTCTGTAATGAAGAGCTACCAGTCAGTGAGTTCGAGCAGTACCCAAGCGGAAAATGGCGCATGCAATGTGAACCATGCCGCATGCACCACAAGCAGCGTAAACGTCACATGGTCATGCAGCAGTCGCATGAGGCGTATCTGAGAAACCTGCATACAAAGCTAAAGTCCACGCGTAAGAAGACCCATCCCTGGAGCTTGGTTCCTGAAGACTTAATAGAGATATGGGACGAACAGAAGGGGAGATGCGCGGTATCGGGGGTTGCGCTAACACACCATCTAGATGGTTCAGGTGCCAAAGAGTTCAACGCGTCGATTGATCGTATTAACAACGATCAGGGTTACTCGCGAGACAACGTTCGCTTAGTTGCCTACAGAATTAACATTATGCGGCACACATTATCTCTAGATATGTTCTGGTGGTGGGTTAAGACTATTCACGATCACTCTTGTGAATAAGTATTAGCACAGGTAATATTAGAAGCATGTCCGATTACCAGACAGAAGCATACGCGATAGAGGGTCTGGCTGAAGCTGTCATCGGGGTTGGACTTCGCGATTCGGGCCAGCAGGTGCTGGTTTACGACGCAATAAGTGTGCAAGACATATTGGAAAGCTCGGGATCGGGGCTTTCGTTTGACGCGTTCATAGAGGCTCTGCAGATGGAAGACCTCGGTGAGCGCGCACCTTTATTTATATGGTTGGACGACGACATTAAATATGGACTCAAAGCAGCTGGCACAGGATCAGGCTATAGACTCCATTAGCGACCCTGTGGAGTTGACCCATACAGAATTCCAATCCCACCTACCTTATATGGGCTTGGACCTGAACTCCTTGACGGTGCAGCAAGAGAAACTGGTCATGCTCGTCGCTTCAGGTATGTCGATTGCAGCTGCTGGAAGAGCAGCGGGTTACTCGCACCGTAACAAAGTTTATGACGCCATGGCGCGGCCTGAGTGTAAGCGGGCGCTGGAATACTTTCGTGAGCAGGCGCGAGAGAAGGTGAAGTTCACGGTTGCTAACGCGCACTCCATGTATATGGAGGCGTACTCCGCATCGGCTACCGCAACCGAGATGAAGAATACGACTGACAGTCTGGTGAAGCTGCATGGTCTGGTGCAGAACGAGCCGCAGGCGCAGGTAAATGTGCAGATAAATGCGTCGGCTAAGCAGCTGGAGCGGCTGTCGGATGAAGAGTTAATAAAGCTGGTGGGGAAGGACGAGCACTATCTGGAGCCCGTCGTTGGAGGTTGAAAAGCGAGAGTGCAGTGTCTGCAGAACGTTTCAGCCTGAGACGCTCTTCGCCAGTTCTGAAAGTGACGACTGTGTGTATTGCGTAGCTAAGCAGCAGGAAGCGCTGCCAGCTGCAAAAGAGAAAGAGGAAGAACAGCCCAAGGAGGAGATGAGTCTTGAAGACAAAGCCAAGGCAGAACTGGCGTTACGCATCCTCACCAGAAAACGTCTTCTCCCGTTTGTTGAACGGTTTAACCCTGACTACAGCGCGGGCTGGGTCCATAAAGACATCTGTCGTCGGCTGGAGCAGTTCAGCCGTGACGTGGCTGAAAAGAAGAGTCCAAGACTTATGCTCTTTATGCCGCCTCGACACGGTAAGAGTACGCTTGCGTCGATTGCGTTCCCGGCTTGGCATCTGGGGCGACATCCAGATCACGAATTTATATCTTGTTCGTACTCGGGTTCGCTTGCGATGGGATTCAGCCGTAAGGTCCGTTCGTTACTACGTGATCCTTCCTATAAAACGGCGTTTAAGACGCGCCTTGATCCAGATTCGCAAAGCGCAGAAGCGTGGCTTACTACCGGCGGTGGCGGGTATGTTGCTGCTGGCGTTGGGGGCGGTATTACTGGTAAGGGAGCTCATATTCTCGTCATCGACGATCCAGTAAAGAACCGTGAAGACGCTGAAAGCCAGAATAACCGCGAAGCTAACTGGGACTGGTACACGTCTACTGCTTACACGCGTCTTGCTCCTGGGGGTGGCGTACTTGTCATTCTCACTCGCTGGCATGACGATGATCTTGCTGGAAAGCTCCTTCGAGCGGGTTCCGAAGGTGGTGATGAGTGGACCGTTGTTAAGTACCCCGCAATTGCCGAAGAAGATGAAGAGTTCCGTGCTACTGGAGACGCACTACATCCAGAGCGCTACGACGTAGAGTCGCTGCAACGCATTCAGCGCGCGGTTGGACCCAGAGACTGGTCGGCGCTGTACCAGCAGAACCCGGTTGCAGACGACGGCGACTACTTCTCACGGAGCATGATCCAGTACTACGACCCAGACGACATAGATCTGGATCGGATGAAGTTCTACTGCGCGTGGGACTTGGCGATTGGTAAGAAGGATCGCAACGACTACTCGGTC